GGGCAAGAAGGAGCAGGCTCAGGCGGCGGCCGACGAGGTGACCGGCATCTTCGCCGTGCCGCAGGGTCCGATGGTGAAGCCGCACTAGGCCAGGTCATCCGAGGGCCGGGGGCGTGGTGGACCACGGCGGTGCCGGACTGGGAACGGCGCATCGTCAACCGGGAAACGCTAATCCCACTGGAGCCACTGTTTCCCGCCGAGGCCGAGGCGGCGCTGGCGGTGTTCAAGTCGCTGCGGGTGGTCGACGTCGTCGGGCGCCCGACCTTCGGCGAGTGCTGCGACGAGTGGGTATTCGACTTCGTCCGGGCGATCTTCGGCGCCTACGACTCCGAGAATGCCAAACGGCTGATCGAAGAGTTCTTCCTCCTCATCTCGAAGAAGAACGGCAAATCGACCCTTGCCGCCGGCATCATGCTGACGGCCCTGATCCGCAACTGGCGGCATTCCGCCGAGCTCTACATCCTGGCGCCGACACTGGAGGTCGCGAACAATGCCTTCGGGCCGGCAGCCGACATGGTGCGCGCCGACGCGACGCTGCTGGTGCTGCTGCACATCCAGCCGAACATCCGGCAGATCACGCACCGCACGACCCGGGCGTTCCTCAAGGTCATCGCCGCCGATGCCGAGACCGTGGGCGGCAAGAAGGGCGCATTCGTCCTGGTCGACGAACTCTGGCTGTTCGGCAAGCGGCCCAACGCCAAGGCGATGCTGATGGAGGCGCTCGGCGGTCTGGTCTCTCGGCCCGAGGGCTTCGTGATCTATCTCTCAACGCAGTCCGACGAAGAGCCGGCCGGCGTTTTCAAGGAGCTGCTCGACCTCTTCCGCGACATCCGCGACGGCAAGATCCACGATCCGAAGAAGCTCGGCGTGCTCTACGAATTCCCCAAGGCCATGGTCGAGGCCGAGGCCTACTTCGACGCGGCGAACTTCTACATCACCAACCCAAACCTCGGCCGCTCTGTTCGGCTGGACTTCCTGGTCGACAAGCTCGCTGAGGCGCGCCGCGGCGATGCCGGCCCCCGCAACATCTGGCTGGCAAAGCATCTCAATATCCAGATCGGCAACAATCTTCGCGCCAACCGCTGGCCCGGCGCCGAGTTCTGGGCACTGCGCGAGGATCCCGGCCTGACCCTTGAGGCGCTGCTCGATCGTTCCGAGGTCGTCATCCCTGGTGCCGACGGCGGCGGTCTGGATGACCTCTTCGGCCTCAATGTCCTGGGCCGCTGTCGGGAAACGAAGCAGTGGCTGTCGTGGTCGCATGGCTGGTGTCACCGCGGCGTGCTGGAGCGTCGGAAATCCATCGCGACGAAGCTCGAAGAATTCGCCGCCGCGGGCGAGCTGACCATCGTCGACGACGAGCTCGACGACGTCTCGGCGATCGTCGCAATCATCGCCGACATCAAGGCTCGGGGGCTTCTTGCATGTGTCGCGGTCGACCCGGCCGGCTTGGGCGAGATGGTGGATGCCCTGGATGAGATCGGGATCACGGCGGAGAACGAACTGCTGAAGGGCGCGCCTCAGGGCTTCGCCATGATGAACGCGATCAAGACCGCGGAACGGAAGCTGGCGAATCGTACCCTTTGGCACGCACCGTCGAAGCTGATGGCCTGGTGCGTCGGCAACCTCAAGATCGAGCCCATGGCGACCGCGATCCGGGCCACGAAGCAGAACGCCGGCGACGCCAAGATCGACCTCGTCATGGCGCTGTTCAATGCGGTGACGTTCATGTCGCTCAACCCGCAGCCGCCGGGTGTCGTCGACGTCAGCGCGATGATCGCCTGACCCAAGGAGACCACACATGAAGGTGCTGCATCGCACGTCGGTCTCGGCCGGCGAAGGCCTGGACTTCGTCATCTCGGATGGCAGCCTCGACCGTCACGGGACTCGGATCAACCCCAAGGGTTGGGACCTTACGAATTTCAAGAAGAACCCGATCGCGCTGTTCGGTCACGACAGCCGCTTTCCCATCGGGACCTGGTCGGACATCCGCACCGAAGGCGACCGTCTTGTCGCCACGCTGAAGCTGGCGGCCAAGGGCACCTCTCAGCGCATCGACGAGATCATCAGCCTGATCGAGCAGGGCGTCCTGCGCGCCACGTCGGTCGGCTTCAGCGTCATCAAGTTCGGAACCGCCGGCAAGGACCAGTACGACTACCTCGAGCAGGAATTGCTCGAAACGTCGGTCGTTTCTGTCGGCTCCAACACCAACGCGCTGGCGAAGGCCCGCGCTCTGAACCTCTCCTCCGAAACACTGTCCCTCGTCTTCGGCGAGTCCGCCAATGAACGACGCGGGACCGTGGCTGACCCCGGCGAGTCCGCCGCAAAGCCCTCCGTGAACAGGAACCAACCCGTCATGAAGACCCTCTCTCAGCGCATCGAAGCGCTTCAGGCCGCCATCGTTGCCAAGCGCGACAAGCTCGTCGAGCTGACCGGCGCCGACGAGCCGGATACCGACGCCCTCGAGGCACTGAATGCCGAGGTCGAGAAGGACGAGCGCACGCTTGCGGCGCTCAAGACCTCCGAACAGCGCATCGGCATCGGCACCGAGCGCCCCGCTGGCGTCGCCGCCCCCGCGGTGGCGCGTACCCCGCTTGGCCGGACCGGCCGCGAGGTCAACGGCCTCGACCTCATCGTCCGTGCTGCAGTGGTTCGCGGCATCTCGCACTTCGGCCAGATCTCGGTCGAGCAGGTCCTGAAGGAGCGCTACGCCGACCACGAAGCCACCGCCGCCATGGTGCGAACCGCCCAGACGATCGGCACCACCACGGTGTCCGGCTGGGCTTCCGAGATCGTGCAGACCGCCTATGCCGACTTCCTGCAGGCGCTGATGCCGTACTCGATCTATCCGGCGCTGCGCGACCGCGGCATCCGGCTGAGCTTCGACGGTGTCGGTACGGTCTCGATCCCAGGCCGCACCGCGGGTGGTGCTGGCGGCGGCTTCGTTGGTGAGGGGCAGCCGATTCGCGTCGGCCGCATCACGACGGGCGCTGTCACGATGTCGCCGCGCAAGATGGGCGTCATCGTCCCGTTCTCGCGGGAGCTGGTGAAGCGCAGCACGCCGGCGATCGAGGCGCTGGTCCGACAGGCCATCCTGGAGGATACCGGCGTCATCCTCGACACCGTCCTGACCGACACCACGGCGGCGAGTACCGTGCGTCCGGCGGGCCTGCTGAACGGAGTCTCCGCGGTGGCCGTGGGCTACGGCGGCGGCGACTACCAGGCCGTCCTCGCCGACTTCAAGGCGCTGCTGGCTCCGTTCTTCGCTGGCAACGGCGCCGACAGCCTCGTCGTGCTGATGAATCCGGCCCAGGGCCTCGCCCTGTCGATGATGCCCGGTCCCGACGGCGTCATCGGCAGCTTCATGGGCGCGATCCGGGAGCGCGTCACGTTCCTGGAGTCCACGAACATCACCGCCGGCCGCTTGATCGCGCTGCGCGCCGCGGACTTCGCCACGGCGTTGGGTGATGCGCCGGAGTTCGATATCTCCGAACAGGCGACCGTGCACATGGAAGACACGACCCCACTCGAGATCGTGTCCGCCACCGGCCCGACGACGGCCAATCCGGTCCGCTCGTTCTTCCAGACCGCGACCGTCGGCGTTCGCATGCTGATGGATGTTAGCTGGAAGATGCGCCGCAGCGGCATGGTGCAGTGGATCGACGGCACCAGCTGGTGATCTGACGGGGTGGTCTCAGTCGGAGACCGCCCCCATTCCCCAATCGATCGACGGCTGGAGCTAACCCAAAGGAGATTTGAGCCATGATCCGCAACTTCGAAGTCACCGTCGTTACCGACGGCAGCGGTGTCGCCACCGTATACAGCCCGTATCTTTCGGGCTTCATTCACGAGATCACCTACGTGAAAACCGACTATGCCGACGGCGTCGATTTCACGATCACAGCCGAGAAGACCGGCGAGACGATTTGGACGCAGGCCGACGTCAACGCCGGCGTCACCAAGGCGCCGCGTCAGCCGACGCACTCCAATGTCGGCGTCGCCGCGCTCTATGCGTCGGGCGGCACGGCCGTCAACGACCGCATCGCACTGGGTCGGGATCGCGTGAAGATCGTCCTGGCGCAAGGCGGCGCGACGAAGACCGGCAAGTTCATCATCTGCGTCGACGGCTGATGATCCGATGGGCGACCCCGCGGTCGCCCATTCCCCTTCTACTCCAACCACAGGCGCTCCGATGACCCGACCCGACGTCGATACCTGGTACGTGCTGGCCGACGGCACGAAGGCGCACCCCGCCGATGTTTCTCCCGACGAGGCCGGCGTGCTGAAGCACAACAACGACGTCCCGGTGGCGCTGCGTTCAAGCGGTCTGCCGCTCACCACGGGTGATGCCAACAAGGAGGACGCCATGCCGGCCAAGGGGAATCCGAGCGATGCCCTGGCCGATATGACTGTCGCACAGCTCAAGGACCTGGCTGCCGCGCAGAGCATTGACCTCGGCGAAGCGACCAAGAAGGCCGACATCATTGCGGCGATCGAAGCCGGCCGTGTGGCGCCAGCCGCCAATGACCGCCAGATCACGGCGGGCAGCGGCGCGAAGACCTACGAGACCCGCTGAGGTCAATCAGATGAAGCTCCCCGCCCTCAGCCGCCTGCTGCCTTGGCGCAAGCGCGCGGCCGAGGGCGCCTATCGGCCGGGCCCGTACCTGCTTCAAGATGGCTGGCTCTCGGCGAAGGCTGGCCGCTACTGGAACTGGTGGCAGCTTGGCTTCTCGCCGGAGTATGCCGGCAGCGGCAGCGCCGTTGTGGAGGCCTGCGTCTCGGCCTACGCGCAGACCATCGCGATGTGTCCCGGTGACCACTGGCGGAAACTGGATAATGGCGGTCGCGAACGGGTCAAAAGCTCGGCGTTGAGCCGCATCATCCGCCGCCCGAACGACTACCAGAGCGCGTCCGACTTCCTGCTGAATCTGACCCGTCGGCTTTACGCCGATGGAGAAGCGTTCGCCTACGCCGTTCGCAATGAACGGTTCGAGATCGCCGAACTTCACCTCATGCGCCACGGCCGGGCGTCGGTCGCGCTGGACGGTTCGATCTTCTACGCCCTGTACGGCAACCAAATCGCTGAGCGGCGCTTCTCGCAGACGCTGTCGGCACCGGTGCCATATCGAGACGTTCTCCATGTCCGCCTCCACACGCCGGCGCACGAATTGAAAGGCGTCTCGCCTATCCTGGCCGCACAGGTCAGCCTCGCCCTGGCCGGCGCCGCGCAAAGTCAGCAGGTGGCATTCTACGTCAATCAGGCCCGTCCGAGCTTTGTGCTCGAAACCGACGAGAAGCTGACGCGCGCTCAAGTGCTGGAACTGCGGGCGGGCTGGAACGACCAGACCCAGGGGGAGAATGCCGGCGGCACCCCGATCACGTCATGGGGCCTGAAGGTCAAGTCCGTCACCAGCAACGCCAAGGACATGCAACTCGCCGAGCTGCTGAAGATGTCTCAAGAGGACGTCGCGCTCGCCTACCGCATCCCGCTGCAGGTGCTTGGAATCGGTGGGACGCCCTTCGCATCGACGGAGGCGCTGATGTCGTCGTGGAAGGCGCAAGGTCTCGGCTTCGCGCTGGAACACATCGAGCAGGCCTTCGGCAATCTGTTCGGTCTCGCGCGAGATGAATACCTCGAGCTCGACACCGATGCGCTTTTGCGGTCGTCGTTCAAGGAGCGCATCGAAGCGCTCTCTGCTGGAACGCATCGTCTCTACACGATCAATGAGGCTCGCGCCCTTGAAGGGCTTCCGTCCGTGGACGGCGGCGATGAAGTCAGGGTGCAGCAGCAGGATGTTCCTCTGAGCTACGGCGCGAACCTGCAGCCACCATCGCCGACCCCGGCCAAGCCGGAACCACAGAATCCAGATAACGGGGGGGCCGATGCCGGCAGCGCACGTGACGTCGTCGTCGACTTCCGAGACCTCATCGCCGCCGCCGACGAGATCGAGCGCCGTGCCGCTGCCTGAGGCGATGCGCGAAGCGCTGGGTCAGGTCATCGCCGACCAGCGCCGGGAGTGGCGCCGCGAGCGCGAGGTCATCGAGGCGCAGAGCCGGCAGCTCCTGGCGGATGCTCAGCGGACCATTGCCGAGCTCAGGGTGCAGATCGTCGAACTGCAGGCCGAGCTGCGCGGGAAGGTCGAGGCGCGGCTGGCCACAGTTGATGTCGCTGCTGTCGAGGCGCTGGTCGTGCGGCATGTCGACGAGCTTGGCGTGGAACTGGCTGGAAAGGTCGAGCACTTCGTCGAAGAAGCCGTAAGTGGGCAAGCCGATATCGTGTGTCGTTTGGCGAGGACAGAAATCGCCGCGTGGGACAAGGACCACGGCATCATCCCGACTGCGCTCGTCGCGTCCGTGATCGAGAACGAGGTCGCCCGCCAGATTGCTGCGCTTCCGCCACCGGAGCCCGGCACTCCAGGCAGCTCAGTGACCCTCGAGGATGTCGCCCCGATGGTAGAGGAGGTTGTTGGGCGTGCCGTCGCCGCCCTGCCGCCGCCAGCACCGGGAAAGGATGCAGATCCCGCTATGGTCGAGCGGCTGGTCGCGGATCGCGTCGCCGCTGCCGTAGCAAATCTCCCGCCGCCTGAGCCGGGCCCGCCCGGCGCGTCGCTCACGGCGGCAGATGTCGCTCCGATGATCGAGGAGATGGTTGGCCGGGCCGTTGCGGCGCTCCCGGCGCCGGAACCCGGCAAATCGGTGACGGTCGCCGACGTCGAGCCCGTCATTCTGACTGCTGTCGAGAAGGCAGTGGCTGCATTGCCGCCACCGGAGCCTGGGGCGCCCGGAAAGTCGGTGACCCTTGAGGATGTCGTCCCGCTAGTCGAGGAGGCGGTCAGCCGCGCCATCGCCGAGATACCGCCGGCGAAAGACGGCGCGCCCGGCCTGCTGCCGCTGGTCGAGGAGTGGACCGACCGTGTCTATCAGCCCGG